GGCTCTTTTACTTTGCCACCTTTCTGTACCTGTGGCTCAGCACCCACGTGATCTGTGTCTGCTATCTGTCCATCATCATCTACATCTGTAGCTATGTTAAGCATAGAACTCAGGGCATATCTACGCATGTACGTGAGCGCAGAACCTAATGCTTGTGCGCCATCACGCTGTTGTCTTAATGGCAACTCACTCTCTATCCACTCACCACTGCTATGCAGTAGCCTAGTGATTAAAGTATTGCCTCTGTTACTTACGATTGGTATTTGCACAACAGATAAACCATGCTTACTAGTTATAGGAACTATAACTTTTAATATGTCAGCTAAGTCAGCGTAACTATACTTGTAGCTTTTGCCATCATGTGTACGTACCTCAACTGTTTTTGTTTTAGGTATCGTTGGGAACTCTGATTGCGCCTCCGCTAATGCTGTGCCTAACTCACCTAATGTTTCACTAGTACGACTAGATACATTTACCTCGCCTGTACTTTCATTAATTACTTCCATCTATTTCTCCTAGATATTGATCACAAAATTTAGATACATCACAGAACTTACCACAACGAATCGCCTCGCCCTTGCGGTGTTCTATAATATAATCCTCGTGTTCCTGTAAAAATTCGTCAGCCTCTTCCTGAGTGTCATAGAGTTTAAACGCTCTCTTACCACCGGATTTCATCACCGCAAACTTGTCAGGTCTCTTCCATCTTTCCTCGTCTGTACAATCAGGCAGGGTGATAGAAGATAGCTGATGCGCCTCCACTCTGTCACGCACAAATTCTTCTTGTTCTGCAAAAGTCCATAGGTCTATGTCAGTTACAGTCACTTCACTTTGTGGGTAAGAGGGATTTCTTTCAGCCTCAAATGAGGAATGGTCACGTATGATATTAACAATCTGTAGTTGGGTTACTTCCCTACCATTCTTGCGAGCAAGCCAAGCATAAATGTTTAGTTGCTCTACATCACTACGTCTACCATTCATCACGGCATAAGCCTTACGGGTTTTCCAGTCCATAATTGTTACACCTTGAGGGTCTAATCTTTGTACATCTATTTGACCTGATACTGTCCATCCACAACACTGAGCAAAGTATCTTTGCTCTAAGATATAACCATCTAGTGTTCCTAATTCTAGGATATGATGCACCGCTCTTCCAAACAGAGACCACACTTGCTTGGATACATCTACTACGATTTGATCGTCATGTTGATATGCTAGGTGCGCTTGTCTAGGTGGCTTGAGTAGTCCAGTTGCAGATATGTCAGCCTTGCCACGTGAATACGTATCGCGGGCTACTGCTTTCGCAAAAACATCCGGAAGATTATTCACATTGCTATACTTCATATTACACTCTCTGCATACAAGGTATACACTTTAGTATAAGATGTCAAACATTTCTGTAAAATAAAGTAAAAGGGAAGAAAAATAAAAATGAACTTTAAAAAATTCTCCCCTCTTACCAACTAGAGTAATGTATATGAATACATTAAATTGTAGTAACTTTAAAAAAGTTCTTGCAATTAAAATACATTCTATAGTATTTTGTAAAAGAGACAAGCGGAGGGGTAAGACCATAGCACTTGTCATTAAATGGTTACTATGGGATTCATACACAGCCAAATGCGAGACCGAAAGTGTGAACGCAGTATGACTTAAAGCACTATTCTTTAAGTATGTAGCACACAAATTAGACACTAGGTGCAGTAGTCTAATGCCATCAGCGATGTCCGAGAAGATTAGCATGGTATCTAGGTCACACCCTTGCATTAGCAGGGGATGTGAAACCTATGCCATAACTCAATCCTCAAAGAATAGCATGAGAGTAAGTCCATAAATAAACTGGAGAAAAAAATGGAAAATGAATATGCCTTTGAAGGTGTTGTAATCAGACTTAAAAAGACTGACTATGACAAATGGCTTAAAACCTTCACAAATATCCCCAACTTAGATGCAGTCCTTATGTCAAGGGATGTATGGTTATCAGAAGAGGCTGACGATAAAGCAAGAAAGAAATGGTATATGTCTACTGTTAACTATCTTGTTAATGTTGATGCAAGATTCAAGGATAAGAATAAGAAAGACGAACAAGGAAGAAGGCTTGGAGAAAATGGCAAGCATATATTTAAGAGGATGCCATGAACGAAGTTAAGCTAAGCAAAACAATAGACCAACAACTCAACGATAAACAAATATTTTTAAGGCACTATGATGTAGGGCAACAAAAAACTACTTGTCCTGAGTGTTCACATGACAGAAAGAATGCACGTGACTTGTGTTTATCAATCAATATAAATGAAGAGGGCGCACGATGGCGATGTCACCATTGCTTGTGGGAGGGTAACGCATGGAAGGAATCATTAAAGAGACCGCCACAGATTAGAAAGGTTGCGCCCAAGAAACCATCCATAATACCCAATACAAAAAGTGTGCGAGGTACATGGGCGGAACAGTTCTTGAACGAGCGTGGAATAGACACGGACTTTGCTGACAAGCATGGGGTAGGTGTAGTCTCACATTTTGTTAACAACAAACGACAAGACTGCATAGCCTTCGTGTATAAGAATGAAGAGGGAGTGCCTGTAAATATAAAGTTTCGCACACCCGACAAACACTACGCTCAGCTACCTGATTGCGAGAGAGTACCCTACCTAATAGATAGTTTAAACACAGACGAAGATACGATCCTTATCTGCGAGGGAGAAATGGATGCCCTCACATGGAAACTTATTACTGAAAACGTAATGTCTATACCCGATGGTGCAAGCGATAGGAAGATGGATTGGCTAGGAACTTTTGACTTCAACAAATACAAAAGAATATATCTTGCCTTAGACAATGATGATGCAGGCATACAATGCAGAGAAGAGTTGGCAAGAAGAATAGGTAGAGAAAGATGTTTCACAATATCTTATCCTGAAGATTGTAAAGATGGCAATGAGATACTGTGTAAACATAACAAGACCATGCTCAAGCAGTGCTTTGAAACTGCCGAGCCATATCCAATCAAGTCTTTGTATACTGCGAATGGATTCATGGAAGAAGGGTTGCAGTTGTATAGAGGTGGACTACGCAAGGGTTTATCAACAGGCATAGAGACACTTGATGAAATATTTCTAGTGCGCCCATCAGAAGTTACGATCTGTAGTGGTGTACCAAACTGCGGTAAGTCAGAGTTCATAGATGCGATAGCTGTAAACATGGCACGTGATCACGATTATAAGTGGGCAATATGTTCCTTCGAGAATCCTGTATCAGAACATTTAAACAAGCTTGCTGAAAAGCATGTAGGTAAACCAACAAGAGATGGGTTGACTCCTAAGATGGATGAAGAAGAGTTGCTAGATTCTTATGACTGGTTGGCACAACACTTTTTCTTTATCAGATCAGAGGATGAATCGCCTACGATTGATTGGTGTCTTGAGGCAAGCACGAGTGCAGTCTTAAGGTATGGTGTGAACGCAGTTATCTTTGACCCATACAATGAGTTCGATCATCAAAGACCACAGGGTATGACAGAGACTGAGTACGTGAGTCAGATGATGAGCAAGATTAAAAGGTTTGCCCTTACGTATGGTGTGCATGTGTTCTTTGTAGCACATCCGGCTAAGATGAGAAGGTCAGCCGATGGTGAGTTCCCTTTAGTAGAACCTTACGACATTGCAGGTAGTGCAAACTTTGCAAACAAGGCTGATGTCATACTGATTGTAGAAAGAGACTTCACGCAGGGGAGTAGGGATGTCAGGATACACACGAAGAAGATGAGGTTTAAACAGTCAGGAAGTTTGGGTATGGTGGACTTGGAGTATGACCCTATCAGTGGGCGATACTCCAAAGCTTTTGGATACCCGACTATTTAGCTTTCTTTCTAATAACTTTAGTCTTAGATTTTTTAGCAGGTGCTTTCCCGCCCACCCATGCCTCGTTTACATCAGGTGTGGATGGGTCATCTGCTACAAACTTTCCTTTGATAGTTCGCTTGCGTACAACTGGCTCATCAGCTTTATAGTTTCCACCATATATATCTTTGCCTTCCTCTTCTGCTGTATCAACTTCTTCAACAACTTTATCTACAGGTTTTTCTATAAACCAATAATTAATCCACGATTTAACTTTACTCAACATAATTTTGCTCCTTTGTTTTTAAATTTATTAATCTTTGTAAGTCATGTTTCTCTACAATAAAATCCAACTCCTTACTCTCTTGTTCATTCCACATACGGAATAGTTTATACACATATTGTCGTGACACACCTACCTCACTGGCAATTTTATTACCATTGATTCCTTCTGCACGTAACTGCCTGATCATATCAGTACGCTTTGCGCTTTCGGGTGGGTTAGGAGGTTGACACAATGCATCATACTCATGTTGTGGAAGGTTCAAGCTAAGCTGATACCTTATCGTAGAGACTGGTTGCAAGATGATGTTCGCTATCTGTGTTAGCGAGTCACCACGCTTGCGTAATTCTATGGCTTGTTCAAGCCAGTATGGGGATTTA